AACCTGCAGTATTATTTAGAAGTAAATTAAAAGAGATGGCAGCTAAACTAGGCTACGCTAATGCAGAGATATTTCCAAAACAAAATAAAGTTGACATGCAAAAAGGCGGCACAGGTAGTTTTTTAAATTTACCTTATCACAATGCAAAACAAACAATGAGATACGCTATAAAAGATGATGGGTCAGCAATGACTATAAATGAATTTTTTGAAGCGCATAGTAAAGTAAAATTATCTGAAGATCAACTATCAAAATTAACTATAAAAGAAGAAAAAACAGTTGACAATCTACTTAAAGGTGCGCCACCATGTTTGGTTACGATCGCAAAACAAGGGATACCTAACGGTCAAAGAAACAACGCCATATATAACTTTGGTGTTTACACAAAGAAAAGATTTCCGGATAAATGGCAGATAGAAATATTTAAATACAATGATGCGTATTGTAAACCTCCACTAGATAAAAAAGAAATAGATACATTAATTAAATCTATTGATGGCAAAGAATATAATTACAAATGTAAGGATGAACCTATTGCATCGTTTTGCAATTCTAAGAAATGTGTAATGCAAGAGTTTGGTGTAGGTGATGGAGTGCCTGAAGTAGAAATAAAAGAGATACAAAAGTATGACTCTGATCCACCTTTGTATTACGTAACTGTAGGCGATGAACAAGTAGAAGTAGAATCACAAGACTTACATGAGCCAGATAGATTTTCTTTAAAATGTTTGGAACAAATAAACCAAGCGATGCCACCTATTGGTAAATTAGTGTGGAGAAAAGTAATTAACAAATTATTAAAAGACACCATACCTTTAGAAGCACCAGAGTCTACAAAGATAGATGTACAATTAAAAGAATTACTAGCAGACTACATTAACAAGATACCAGGTAAAGATTGGAAAGATATACTACGTGGACTTTCATACACAGAAGAAGGTATGAGTTATTTTAAATTTAAAGACTTTTGGAAATATCTAGTTAGGACAAAACTTTGGCCTGATAAACAATATTCAAAACAAAAGACAGCTAGAATGTTAGAGACTTTGTTTAATGCAGAAGAGATACCAGGTAAAATAAATAACAAGAGTGTTAGATACATGGCGTTGAAAACAATTAATTTAGACCGACCCCATGTAAGAAAAGAAAAAATGAAGGAGCCACCTTTTGCATAGAATAATTATTCCTGGTCCACCAGGCACCGGTAAAACACATAGACTTATGCACTACCTTGATGAAGAATTAAAGAAGACAGATCCAGAAAAGATAGCATACATAGCTTTCAGTAACGCAGCAGTAGACGTGGCTAGAGACAGAATAAAAAACGATAAAGTTTATGTTAGCACTATGCACTCTATGGGCACACAAGAGTGTGGAATTAATACAAAGACACAATTATTAAAAGGAGACAAGTGGAAAAGCTTTAAAAATTTTTCACGTCCCTGTTCTAATCTATCATTCGAATCTCGTATTAATGTGAACGGATATATTGAACATGTAAATCCACATATGAAAATTATAGAGTATGCTAGAAATAAACAAATAAGTTTAGAAAGAGCAGCTGTAGAATTAGATATGTACTACACCGTAGACATATGGTTAACCGAACAAATCAAAGCAGACTTAGACACATACAAAGAACACACAGGTATGATTGAGTATGCTGATATGATTTCCAAGTTTGTCGAGGGAGACAAGTGTCCACCACTACACTCTGTTTTCCTCGATGAAGCCCAGGATCTAAGTCCTTTGCAATGGAAAATGTTTTTTTACATAGAGAGTAAGTGTGCTCGATCTTTCATTGCAGGGGACGATGATCAAACTATCTATACATTTCAGGGCGCAGATCCAAACGTATTTATTAATTTAAAAGGTGAGATGGATCCACAGATACAATCTCGTAGAGTTCCAAGAGCAATACATAGATTGGCTAGCTCAATCTTTCCTCACATGAGAAAACGATTAACAAAAAAATGGCTGCCAAGGGATGAAGAAGGTGAGGTACATACTAACGTATACTTTGATGAGATAGATTTTTCTAAAGGTCAGTGGCTTATATTGACTCGAACAAATAAAATGTTAGAAAGGTTACGTGAACATTTATACAGAATGAACTATAGATTTGAATCTAGAGCACAAGAACTATTACCAAACAAAATGTTAAATGCATATAAAGTATGGAAACGTTTAAATGATGGTGCTTATGTAAACAAAGAAGATGTAAAAGATCTTTGGGATTTTCTTACAGTAAAAGATGGACATCTAGAAAGAGGATTCGCTGGTGGTAAAACGCTAGGAGATATTACATCAATAAATTTAGAGGGACTAAAAGCTGAACACGGGTTGCGAGCGTCGGGGAGCTGGGAAACATTAAAATTTCCAGAAGACAGTAAACTCTATATCAAAAAACTATTAGAATCAGGTGATGATTTAATGAAACCTGCGAGAATAAAATTATCTACAATACATGCTGTAAAAGGAGAAGAACGAGACAACGTTGTTTTATTTACAGACATAGAAAGAATAATTTATGAGTCAGCAAAAAAAGATGCTGATCCAGAACATCGTACATTTTTTGTAGGTATAACACGAGCAAAAGAAAAATTATTTATAACTAATCAAGGTTATGAATATCAATATAACATAGGAGCACCAATAATATGACAGATATAAATATGTTTGAAGAAATGATGGATGAAAAGAAACCACACTACAAGCAAGTGGGTGGATCCCATTACATGTATTTTGACATACAGCCATACGAGTTTATTTCAAAAAATAACCTCTCGTTTTTTCAGGGCTGTGTTATAAAGTACGTTTGCAGATACATGCACAAGAATGGAGTCGAAGATCTCGATAAAATCATTCACTATTGTCAATTAGAGAAAAAGAAGTTAAAAGATACTAAGAAGAAAAAGAAATAATGTTTACAGTTCAAACTGAATGGGATTGTCCAGAAGAGTTTCCTGATTTATCAGGTGCAAGATATATTGCAATCGATTTAGAAACAAAGGACTTAGATTTAAAAGCCAGAGGATCTGGTGCTATACAAGGTAGAGGTGAGATTGTAGGTATAGCTGTAGCTGTAGAGGGTTGGCGAGGATATTATCCTATCGCACACGAAGGTGGTGGTAATTTAGATAGAAGATTAGTTTTGGAGTGGTTTAAAAAAGTTTGTGCAACAGACTCTATCAAAATATTTCATAATGCAATGTATGATGTGTGTTGGATAAAAGCATACGGCATACCTATTAACGGACATATTATGGATACTATGTTGATGGCATCTTTGATTGATGAGAATAGATTGTGGTATACACTTAACAGTATTTCATTTGATTATCTACGAGAAGTAAAAGACGAGAAAACTTTGAAAGAAGCTGCAGACTCTTGGGGCATAGATCCTAAATCTGAGTTATACAAATTACCTGCAATGTATGTTGGAAGTTATGCAGAACAAGATGCAGAACTTACATTAGAATTATTTAAAACATTATCAAGAGAGATACAGAAGAATAATTTAGTAGAGATATTTGATTTAGAAACACAGTTGTTTCCATGTTTAATTGATATGAAATTTAAAGGCGTTCGTGTCGACGTAGAACGTGCTCATAAATTGAAGAAGCAGTTATCACAAAAGGAAGAAGAACTCCTATTGTCAGTAAAAAAAGAAACAGGAATAGATGTTCAAATATGGGCAGCAAGATCGATAGCCAAAGTGTTTGATAAACTTTCCTTATCCTACGCCACCACCGCGAAAACTGGGTCACCTTCATTTACAAAAAATTTCCTTTCCACACATAATAATCCTGTAGTCAAAAGTATAGCAAAGGCTAGAGAGATAAACAAGGCACACACAACTTTTATAGATACGATAATAAAACATAACCATAGAGGTAGAATACACGCAGATATAAACCCTATTAGATCTGATCAAGGTGGAACAGTCACAGGTAGATTTAGTTATTCAAATCCTAACCTACAACAAATACCTGCAAGAAATAAAGATCTAGGTCCAATGATTAGATCTTTGTTTATACCAGAAGAAAAACATAAATGGGGTTGTTTTGATTATAGCCAACAAGAACCAAGACTCGTCGTGCATTTTGCAGCCACGACAGAGCCAATATCTTACGATCAATCTGTAAAAGATATCGTAGAAAAATTTAAAGATAACGCAGTGGATTTTCATCAAACAGTTGCAGACATGGCTGACATATCTAGAACACAAGCCAAAACAATCAATTTGGGTCTTTTCTATGGTATGGGTAAAACAAAATTACAGGCAGAACTAGGATTAAATACAAAACAAGAAGCAGAAGATTTGTTTAATCAATATCACGAAAGTGTGCCTTTTGTTAGGGATCTTATGAATTTTACATCAAGACGTGCTCAGACTGGTTCTATTGGCACATTACTAGGACGTAGATGCAGATTTAATAAATGGGAACCAAATAAATTTGGTATGCATAAACCTATGGAACTTGAAGAGGCAGAAAGAACTTATGGAAGAAAAAACATACGAAGAGCTTTTACATACAAAGCATTAAATAAATTAATACAAGGATCTGCTGCAGATATGACAAAGAAAGCAATGTTAGATTTATATAGAGAGGGCATTATACCTCACATACAAATTCATGATGAGTTAGACATATCTGTAAAGTCTGATGAGGAGGCAAAAAAGATAATTGAAATTATGGAGAATGCTGTTAGTCTTGCAGTACCTAATAAAGTCGATTATGATTCAGGCGACACTTGGGGAGATATTAATGGATAATTATGGCATATTTAAACGCAAACATACCAGTAGAGTACGCACAAATCAGGAGAGAATATCTTTATGATCTTAAGAGTCATCATGGTGAAGTTGAAGATTGCATTATCTTTGGTATTAGTTCCATTACGGGCAAGTCTCTTCTTTTTCACGCAATTATGGAGAACGGTGCAATTTTTTATAGGTTACCTATTACAGCTTTTATCCAACGTGGCTTTAAACCTGCCGATGTACCTAGGCGTAGATTGGACGAGCTTCAGCTTTGGAATTGTTTCAGTTATTATCCTTCTGTTCATTCTTGGGATATTTTAGAAGCACAAGCTGGTAAATACATAGGAAAAGATAAA